GTGCCACCCACGACCCAAGTGCCACCCACGACCCAAGTGCCACCCACGACCCAAGTGCCACCATCTACTTGTCATTCTAACGAATATGACCTGTGGTCAGAAAAGTATCGACCACGAACACTCAATAATCTAATTGGAAATAGTTCACAAATCGCTCAAATTCGTGATTGGTTCACAAAATTTAAGGCAAAAGATAATAGTATAACCAAAGCACTATTATTCTCTGGATGTCCAGGTACTTCCAAGACGACGGTAGCACATGTAATTCTACGTGAGTTCGACTACGATGTTAAAGAATACAACGCATCGGATGTTAGAAGTAAAAAACTAGTTGAAGAAAATCTAGACAAGTTGATCACCATGGATCAAGTTGATAAACATTTTCGAGGTGATTTTCGGCCTTTTGGAATCATTATGGACGAAGTCGATGGGATGTCATCGGGTGATAAGGGTGGAATGTCGCAATTGATCAAGACCATCAACCCTAATCGTGGTAAAAGATGCATCAAAAAAGCAGAAAAACAAAAAATGATCGATCGATGGATCCCACCAATTATCTGTATCTGTAATAACAATTACGATAAAAAGATTAAAGAATTAAAGAAAGACTGTTGTGAAATTAAATTCGACAAGCCAACAATTAATGACTTATGTAAGGTCATCGAACAGGTTACCCGTAACGAAAAAATGCATTTAACAACCGTCGCAAGTAACTTTATTGCCGAGTTGTCGCAAGGAGATTTTCGCCGACTAATGTTTCTATTACAAAATTTCTCTAACATCAAGGCCGATCCAATCGATATTAATCATATTTATGAATATTATGATGTGATTACCAAAAAAACATTGGATCTCAATTCTTTTGAAATGACCAATAAAATCTTTCAACGCCAAGCCAATGCTGAGGACATTTTGAAAATCTATGATACCGATAAAGCCTTACTGCCCATGATGGTTCACGAAAACTATTTAACGGTGGTTAATTCACAAAACACCGAACTCCGTCATAAAATGGATAATTGTCTGTCGTGTATCGATTCCATCATCAATGGTGATGTTATCGAAAAAGTCATGTATAACACACAAAGTTGGTATTTACAACCGATTCATGGTCTATGTTCTTGTTATATTCCTGGATACTACGCCAATACATATCCCAAATTGAATCACAGTGGCGCTAAATGGACGACCACATTAGGACGATTTTCACAACAACGTGCCAACATTAAAAATATCAACCTATTGACATCGATGCTCAATACTGGACACAATTACAGTGTCGACGATATCCAATTGTTAAGTCAAATAATCCTGTATAATCTACTGGACCCTAATGGGAACAAGCAGATCGGCATGGATTATATGAAAAACTATAATCTAATTGCCAAAGATATTGAAAAATTAATCAAGGCAGATAAATTATCAGATAAATATAAAAAATTATACACCCCTCGTCAAAAAACCCAATTACTTCGGTTGTTTGGAGATTTAACCCCCAAAAAAATTTACCCAATGAAGTATAACATTGGGAAAAAAACTAGCAAAGCATTGTTCGATTCTGATAAAAAAACTGGAAAACGTAAACCGATCGACGACGAAGACACAATTGTCGATCAAAAGGAAGACAACAAAGATGTGGATGATACTAGGGATCGGAATGATGACGAAGGTAGTGATGATGACAAGGATAGGAAAGACGATGTCGTAGATAGGAATGAAGATGAAGATGAAGATGAAGATGAAGATGAGAATGATGACTAGATTAGATTACATCTACTAGTTCACCACGAGACCCCACAATTACCACATAACCCTGAAGTAGTGAAATTAACCAAATAATGGACGATAGGATCAGGGAATTTAAGCATTCTTTGTAATTCTCTAGAATGTGTTACCATACACCATAATCGGTTGACCTTGCTCATTTGGTAAATCGATAGTGCATCTAAGTGTGATAAAATTTCGAACATCATTTCAATCGGCAACTCGGGTAAACATCCACCGTACTCTGATACGTTTGAACACACCATGGCATCAGCCACCATGGCATCAGCCACCATGGCATCAGCCACCATGGCATCAGCCACCATGGCATCAGCCATTGGGTTTGCGAAAGCATGAATCATCGAATGAAACAGGTAAAAAAAAGGTCGATTATTGGTAAAAATTGTATTTGATTGATTAATCAACTCATGCATCTCTTCTAAAGGAAGACTAACTTCAGCCAATCCACGATTCGAAACAGGGTTGGTCAGACTACATAGTGCAATATAAGGGTGCCAATTCGCGTCCTCGTGGTTTTCCAGATAATATGTTCGGATCAAGCCGTTAACTAACCCTCTTCTCCCTTGTAGTGTAGGTGGTAATAATTGACCTGTCCCAGTTGGAATACCGATTCGATAATATCGCATCATTGATATAATTGCTTCCTCAAGACCATCGGTCCATTCTTCGTAAAAAGACCACCCAATCAACACCACTTGTTCTATCCATTCTGGATCTTCATATGGTTGACGGTTGGTCGTACGGTACGGTTCAATTTGATCTAATATCTTAAGTGTGACACCACTCTTGATGATGATCATGTGTGTGTACGTGTATATATGTATATACATATATATATACATATATACGTGATTCAAAATTTAATATGCATCCTAGTACCTTACATATAGGCTTTCAAATACCCTAGGGGATTAGGTTGAAGAGATTTATACGGTACGAAGGAAATCTTAAATCGGTAAGAACTCTCGGTTTCTTCAGTTACCAGATTCATGTGATATCCAATACTATGGACATAAAGATTCAAACGATCAAAATCAGCGACACTTAGATCACATGGGGTGGCATTTGGTCCAAACATTTTGTGTAGACATGCTAGTGTAAACTCAGTAAGAATCTCGAGTTCACTAATCTCGGTCAGTTGAGTCTGATCGGCTTGTTCTGGTTCTACCAGTAATTGAATACTACATGGTGGAAGTGGTGGTTTGGAACAGATTTGATCTGCGATTAACCCTAGGTTATTCTCAACTCCATTGGGATACTGTACTGGTGGTGGACGATGGTCCATATGTATATGGGTATCTAGAGAATTTGTTTTATATCCATTTCTACGAATCATCAATAGATTCTTCATCATATGTTGAGTTGGGTTTTAGGATGATTTTTACTTTTTGTTTGGGAAGTAAACTAATTTTAAAATTATCGACGTCTTTTTTCAGATCCTCATCATTGTCGGTCAAATCTTCGTCATCGATCTCATCATCGAATTCATTTTTAGTCATTTTATTGACTTTCCTCATCATTTCATCATTTTTGTTGGTTTGTTTCCATTTATATTGAAAGTTATCAGAATAGACATTTTTTGTTTCTTCCACTACCTTTGGAAGATTAGAGTAAGCACATTGTTGTAGGGCAGTAATTCTCAACTTGTCGTAATCCGATAGGTTACCCTGTTCAATCTCAGAAACTGGTACCTTAACTTTTTTCAGTTGTTCTTCCATTTTCTGATTAAATTGACTAGTCAATAAGTCATTTTCTTGTTTTGTCTTATTAAGTTCCTTTTGTCGCTCATGATTAGCGATCATCAGATGGGTATGATAATGAATTTTCCAAAAATTGACAGGATCTAGGTCGTTCAGATCGAATAATGTACAGTTCTCTGTTATAGTGTAGATTTTTTTATCCATTGTTTGCAAGATCTCGGTAAAAATATAAATATGATCTTCTTCGTTCAATTGTTTGTTAAGTTTAGATTGTAATGATTCTTTATCTTTCTCTGTTGGCACTGAATGATTATCAATTTCATCTAACACACGTACATCATTCTTAGTCAAAGTACACATGTATATGTATCAGGTGGTCGTTGTATTTATATAGGTTTTATTTGACATAAGGTAAACCATATTTATCACACCATTTTTTTAAAGTCAGTTTCTGTTCTGTTAGATACTCGTCTTTAACTCCAGCGTTCCGATATTGACCATCGATCAATTCAAGTCCCTCATTAATGGTATCCATTTGTAACTCGGTATTATATCGATTAAAACCAATAATATTGTGAATCATCTGCGAATCAGGTAGTTGTTTAACATCCAAGACATGACTGATATGTACCGTTCCCAGTTGAGTCCACTGCGTCATTAATTGCGACAATTGATCCAATTGTTCCTGCTCAATCCCGCGGAAATCCGAGCAAACCACATATTTCTCTGAATTAGTTGGGCGACTGGTATGTGGTTTAATCAGAACCATATGATTGTAATAGGCACTCAATAGATATATGAGTTGAAGTGTGAGATCGTAATATATATCGTAAATCTTGATAATCAAGACACCACCTTCATCCTGGTTGGTCAGAGCCATTAATATCTCTGTGTAAAACAACTTTGCATTACCAAGTTCATGCGTACTGTTGTCATTTAGATCGACCCCACCATCAGCAGTAATCAAGTGACATTTATCGTCACCGACTTGGAGACTTGTCCCAGATGACTGGTTAATCTGATAACCATTAGACATCATCATCTCCAAATATTTTTTTTCCTCAACCGAGTCTCCTTTGGGTGCAACCATGTAGTAGGTATCGTCCTTCCACTCGCGCGAATGTTGCCGATTTCTGAAATCCAAGAGGCATTGAATAAAACCGTTCGGGCCTTCGTTTAAGGTAGCCATCTTAAGAGGTTGATTAATGAATTTGTCAAGGACTCCAACGTCAACTAACAGTTCCCATAACTTGAAATAAGATTGATCAAACACAGGGTATAGGCTATATGGATCATAAACCGCAGTGAACTGATTGTATTGGATATAATTGGTGGCAGTACTCAGGTACCGATCGATCAATTGGTAGGGTGTGATCATACTCTCGATTAGACCCCATAGTTTCTTATATGGGATAATTTTTTCCTTCAATTGAATGAGTTTATCACCAGTACCCAACCGTTCTGAGGGTATTGGTTTTTGATCACCGTAGACCAAATGAACATGGTAAGGCATTTCAAACCCATCATTAGGTAATTCGACAGTATTTGGTTTATCTTGACTAATGTCGGTAATGAAACCAACCACGATCAAACGATTATTCTCGATGGTATATTGCAGGGTTTTGACGTAAATCATCTCACCTCCACGCAGGTTTTTTAATTTGTCGATATCATTGCCGGGTAACGACTGTAATTGACGGGGTACGATGATATCGATTGGGTATGCCTGAGCCATAATTCCGAACTTATTGACCTTAACCACATGACAATGAATCAATGTGTCTTGTTTCGGAATACAGAAAAGAGCCGAAAACTCCACGACGAAGGTCAAGAATCCATGTAAATGAGATCCTTCACGCCGACCATTTTCGATCTTGAGAATCTCGATGCTTGATTTTTTAATGAAACCATTAATGTAACAACGATCACCATACTGTTCGATTACCCGATCTCTAATTTTTTTTTCATAATTAGGACCAAAATCAATCGGCTGTAGATTAACCTTAACTTTAACCGACTGGGGAACGTATAGGTTATTCATTATATTAATAAATAACATATATTATTTATTTTATTTTGGTGAATCGATTTTTCGACACATATATACATTTATCTAAATAAAAGTCACGTCAAACCCACGATTAATTCGATTACCAGCACTGCTCATGAATTCAGGTCTTCGATCAGGACGAATATTACTGCTTTGATCACGCACATAACCTAAATATTGCTGAATATTGACAAGGATTCGCGGGACTACCCAATCGAGCACATTTTTGTTAAGAGTACAAAGATCTCTTTTAAAATTGTGATCAGTAGCGTATGGGTTGGTTGGTGTTTTAATATAAATCGATCTCATGACAACCAACAGTTCCGAATCATTTTGTCGTGAAATCTGATACAATTTATTGGACTGAAAGTTAACCATTTTAATTATCAACTTCTGTAAGTGTTCCAAGTTTTTTTTGGAAAAAAAGACGTTCATCAAGGGGTTCCTCTCTTGAAAAGTCTTAATAACGTCCCAATAAATATAATCGTCAGGAACCTCTTGTTGATCAATCAATTTATAATCCTTATAATGTTCAGAAAATAGAAAGTTGGAGTGACGACGAGCCTCAAACTCCGAAATCGGATTGCTAAACTGATGAAGATTTTCCAATTGGAAATCAGTGGTGGTGCGACTAACTGTCGATGGGATCTCATTTCGAAAATTGGCCGTTCCAAAACCATTTGAGGGTTGACTAAATTGCTCGACCAAAGGATTATTACGATACTCGATCGATTGACGAGGCACAGGCTCTTGACGAGGAGCAAACGCTTGGAGAGGCGTGGAGGTTTGACGATGTGCAGACATAAATAGATATATATATCTCTTTATAGATTATTTTTTAGACTTTCTAAGTCTCTTGGTTGTTTCTTTGAGAGTCTTTTTAGAGGTAACCGTATCTGGTATCTTGTCCACATAAAACCATCGATCGGGACGTGTATCATCCAACTCACGACATTTTAATTCGATTTGTTTACACATTGACACTCGTGGTCCAGTCGGATCAATCCCGACCAATTCCCCAAATCTTTTGATTTCATCCACATTGAAAGTGTCGCATACTTTCCCAGTGTTGACCGTATTTCTCTTAACTTTTTGTTCTAGGTTGTGAATGTTACTAGTGCTCATCTGCAACTGTTCATCAATAATATTGACCACTTTAAACACGTAGTCACCTGCTTTATTGTGGATAATATACCCTATCATTTTGTCAGAATCAGGTCGTATTGGTTGTCTAATTGTAATTGCTTTAGATCGGTCGATCAGGCTCTTGATCTGATTACGGTCTTCCGATGACTTAACTGGTGCCCATCGGTGTAATTGATCATTATAGAGTTTGGGAGTTTCGTTAATTTGATGACCTGGGTAGACCTTGTCATCTGTTTCCTCATCTTGTGATACATAGAGTTTACCACGTTGCTCAAAATATTGATTGAGCCATGTTGTTAATCGTGGAGGATATTTATTAGAATAGACAATTGTCTCATAAATCGCTTCTTGTATTGCGGGTGATAGCCGATCCAATTGATAATGGATTTCATATTTATTCGATTGATTGACAATTTCAGCGATTTCTTTATCAATCTTAATCTCAGTCCGAGTTGTTTGTTCCGCAGGGACAACCTGAACTTTATGAGATTGAATGGCTTTTTTCAACGGATCTAGACTTATATATTTCCGCTTAATTGTCAACGGTGTTGTCTTATAATATAAAGGGGCTTTTGAATCAACTAAATCATCTGGTTGGAACACGTAATAAGGATAAGCGTGGACCAAATGTCCTGCTCGGCCATAGCGATCATGTAGAGTAATTGGTCGTTTCTGAGGAGGGTGACCAATGATGCGATCTACTGCTTCATAGATGAACGATAGTTCAGTATCTGGTGGTAACAAACTAATAATGTAATCTAATTTAGTTGCGAAATTAGTCCTAAACAGTTCGATAATTCGTTGTTGAATCCGAATAATTTGTGGTTCTGCGAAATAAAGATTATAAGTATCACTATTGACATCTAATTGATCGAGATTTCCTGTGTATCCTTCGCACTGGTAATCACAATTCATATAGTCGCACTCTCGTTTTCCATCGACATCACCCGCAAACCGATTAATATTCCGATTAAGAGCACAATCCGTTGACGCTATCTTCATAATCCGTTCAATTTGCTTGACAAACAAATCCTTATGTTCCACACGATAATAGACCCTCTCGTCAGGAGTCTCCGTAAATAGTTGACCATAAGTGATCTTATATGGTTTTAATTCAGGGATCGGTTGGGTGATTTGGGCATCACTAATTTCAGATGGCTCATATTGATAGGATACGTCAGGTGGAGCCGAACAGTACCGATAGACCTTGACTTTCTGATTTTCAACTGGTAAATCCATGTGTGAACAATGACGTGCGGCACGTCCGATCGCTTGGTACAAACGAGTATTATTGTGCCATGGTTCAATAATATGAACCTCTCTGACGCGTTTGTAATCAATACCTTCTGCGGACACACGTGTGCCGATAACTACTTTAATTTTCTCTCCATCTGCGTTGTCCTTGCTATTAATCACATCGATTTCACTTTGGGTAACGTGTTCATCACCAATAAACAACAGGTAAGTCGCTTGAACAAATTTTCCACAGGGTCCATCGGCAACCGATTGACGCTTATGATCTTCTTTCAAATATCCACATCGAGCACAACGATGTTTGCCATCAGGTAAATCTTGTTCCAATAAATTACCACTTTTTCCCTTGTTTTTAATGTATCGCATATAACCGTTCGCCTCCAACATGAAACCAAGTAATCTGGCTCCAACATAGTCAAACTCAGTGTAAGTATACAAAATTCCCCGACTGTTAATAATATCACGCAAATAAAATTCAAATTTGGTCGAATATTCTCCAATTTTGTTCAATGTCAGAAAATCCTTGGGTTCGATATTATCTCTCACCGCGAATCGATAATATTTTCTAGGACCTCTCTTACCGACGACTGTGGGTTCTTGAACCGTGATCGTTTTCTTCTCAAAGACACTATCAAACCCGCTATTGCCATAAGTACCATTAGGAAAGACAATATTAGAGATTTGTCGACCAATTGAATCGCGCATTTCACGCGTATCCGATTTGACATGTTTTTTGACGACACCTGGTTGAATCTTCATTATTTCCAAATAAGTATTAAATTGATACAAACTCATCGGGCAACGAAGCAGACGACTATATTGAATATAGTCCGTATATCGTTGACCATTGCTTTGGAACAACGGTTGTGGGGTATAGATAATTGGACCCAGCATTTTGGGTAAATGTCCTAGATCAGATTCAGCAACATCAACCACCTTTGGGAAACTCACTGGGTTTTCGCCTCGAACGTATGAAATATATCCACGAATCAATTGTTTAAGGTATTCTTGATTAACCTCATCTTCTCGTGGGAACAACCTTTTTTCGTCAACTTTTGGCCTTTTGTCATTCATCAACAATAAGTTCAACAACAATACCAAATCTTTGGCGGTATCTTTCATGGGTGTGGCGGTCAATAACAACAACTTGATTCCATGAGAACTAGCAAAAATCTCCTCAAAGACTTCGAAGATACGGCGGGTCGACGACCTCTTTTTATCCTTAGTACGACAGACCTCAGTGTCTTCATCCTCGTCTGACAACAGTTCTTCCTCTTCCGATAGTTTTTTGCTGTCTTCTTCGTCATCTACTACTTCTTCTTCGTCTTCTTCTTGGTCTAATGATCCTTTTTTTGGCAAGACTTTACCCTTGGTCTGTTTACTTTTTGTTTCTTTCTTGACTTCAGACTCTTCGAGTTCAGTCAAGTTGTGGGCTTCATCGATAATGAAAATACTATTAGAAAAATATTCACCGATATTTTTGTGCTGTTTTTTGATTGTACAATCAACATAATTGGTGAATTTGCGAGGACCAAAGAACTTATAATGGGCGTCGATATTTTCCATGATTTTTCGTTCTCTCTTATCAGCAGGTTCATCAGATTCTGGTAAATAATAGGTATCACCAATACATTGCTTGATCCCTGGCGTCAAATTATTACGCTTCTCTTCTGCTTCACGATCACTATTGTATAGTTCTTTGATGAAATTAGCCTTCAATGACTGTTTGGTCAAAATATAAATCTTTTTATCCAATTTAGTAATCGTTTCTTTCAACCCTTCCGCAATTTGAATCGCTCCACAGGTATTATGGCAAATAAATCCATTAGCCACATAGTTATGGTACTGATCGATCTCTAAATCGTAGACATAACCATCATACATTTGCTCACTAACTGACTCGATTTCAACTAGGAATGCATCGGAATCACCATCGTCAGTTTCGTGGCACGCAGTTGTTAAACAGGTCAATTGCTGATTCTTAGAGACATTGGTCAATCCAATCTGCGTCTGGTAACTGACTAAATCATGGCGTAACAAATAACCAAACATTAGCGATCCTCTGGGGTTACTAACCATGTCCAAACCAAATAACCTGAACAGATACGACAATTGCTTGATCATTGGAGGAGAAATTGGGGGGATTTCGAGTTGGTGTTTTTCCAAATTGATCGAAATTTTCGCATCACAATAAGCTTTCAAAAAGATCTTAATTTCCGCCAATGATGCGGTCATAATATTACTGGGAAATTTACGCTCATTCAAAGGAGTATTCCACTGGTATCCAAAAGACTTTAATAATTGAATATATGCAGGGCACTTAATATTAAGACAATATTTGTCTCCACTCCTCAAACTATTGATGATCGGATCGGCTAGTTGATAGTCATCACACAGTTGGCAGAACCGTTCGATAAATTGATTATAAGTGAATAGATCCAGATCTAAGATGGTCAAGTCAAACCGATCACTACCCTCATATCCAGAAGACATTTGCCACCCTAACACATAGGCTAAATTGACACCAATTGGAAAGATATTGGTAGTGTTAACTAAGATCTTGGGAACTGCTACATATTTGACGTTGGTCAATTGATTAGTCCATCCTTTCTCAGTCAATAAATGATGTTGTAGGGTTAATTTCAATTGGGCACCAGTCTTTAATTTAATGGTCCGAATCGGTTCATTGATCTTCTGTCGATACAAGCGATGGACTGGACATTCGATGATCCTATCGGACTGTTGATCAAATGAGTTGACATGTAGGATTCTGTTGGGCAAACTCCATTCACCGTGAGTATCGTCAAATGTGACCGCAGAATCATGTGATTGATCCCAAATTTGACTAATTGGAACTAGTTCACCATCTAGATACACTTCAGTCTGTGGCAAGACGCATTTGCCAGTCCCGACACCCCAGAACATTAGTAAACCGTTGTAATTAGTGGTACTCGAAATGTAGTTTCGAGCGAATTCTTGATAGTTCTGCAAATTGAACTGTTTAGGATTACATGCATCATGAAGAGAAATCTGTTTTCCCGTTGGGGCTGACCGAGTCTTATGAAATTCCTTTTTGGAATAGATTTTTGTGTAAAAGTCAGGGTCTTCGATTTCTGGATATGGTGCGAAGGTGGTCTTTTTGACAAGTTTCTTGGGTGGTGCGACTACGGCAGGTGGTGCGACTACGGCAGGTGGTGCGACTACGGCAGGTGGTGGTAGAGTTTTGATAGGGGTCACTTCTTCAAGCATTTCCAACATTTGTTCAAGTTTCTGAGTCTTCTTCTGTGTGGCCATGGGTTGCTTCTTTGGGAGAACTGATTGTTTTTTAGGAACAAGTTGTTTCTTGGGCTCAACTGGTTGCTTCTTTTTAGGAACAAGTTGTTTCTTGGGCTCAACTGGTTGCTTCTTTTGAGGAACAATAGGGATCGGTTGTTTCTTAAGAACGAGTTGTTTCTTGGGCTCAATTGGTTGAGGAACTAGCTGAGCAATCGCACGAGTACAATTTTGATGGACACCGCAAAATCGAGTGCGTGGTTTTGCTTTATTTTGACATCTTTCACCAGCCTTAGGGCCAGTTTTCAATGTACATTCACATTGATTGTTCATAACAAAGATCTATATTACGTATACATATAAAATAAAATCGATTTAGGACATGTTACGGACCAAACATAAAATTTGATCCATAATTTAATATTTAATCAATATATTGATTAAATTTTTCATGAATAGGATGTATTGTATCAATTGTGGCAAAATCGGCCACGGTAAAAAAAATTGCCGTTATCCGACTAACAGTTATGGTTGTATTATCTATAAAAAATCAACTGATCAACAATTACGGTATTTAATGATCCAAAGAAAATATACCCCAGAATATATCGAATTAGTACGCGGTCGTTACTATTACAACGATCATACTATTAACTACCAATATTTGACGTGTTTAATAACCTACATTTCACAAATCGAACGCAATTACGTCGAACGACATGAATTCGACTACTTATGGAAACATATCTGGCAGTGGGTTGGAACTCCAGAACAAATGCACCTAATTTACGACGAACATGATGAATGTCAAAGACGGTTTAATTTACTGAAAACTGGTCACCTATTCGACAAGCATGGGTATCTCAGTTTTCAATCGCTCTTCAATAACTATCCGACCACCACACTCGAACCTGATTGGGAGTTTCCAAAAGGTAAGCGAAACGAAGGCGAATGTGAGCAACAAGTAGCAATTCGTGAATCTCGTGAAGAAACATCATTGGATTCAGGTGATTTCAATCTTCTTTACCATGTGAAACCATTTCAAGAAAGATTTATGGGTGTCAATGGTATCAACTACTGCAACAATTACTATTTGGCACAATTAACAAATCAGGATCATCTGATTTATTATGATCCTGACCATATCGAACAAAACAAAGAAATTCGTAATATCGGATGGTTCACCATCCACGAAATCGATCAATTAGTAAACCCACAGTGTGCCTATCGCCTCAAAATGATCCATGATGTCGACCATCTAGTCACCAACCTATCGACCATCTAGTCACCAACCTATCGACCATCTAGTCACCAACCTATCGACCA